CGTAATCGAACTCACCATCAGCTTTTGCATACAGACCAAGGCGAATAGGCGATGATTTCACCCAATTCACAAAGTCCTGATCTTGAGCAATCTGAGTGTAGTCAGGATGCTCTTGCCCTAGCTTTTGCTGAATCTGCATCCTTTTGAAATCCACACCCGCTTGACGGGCTGCGAGAACATCAGGATGGTTATCAATAGTCTTTTGAACTGCCTTCTGTGGATTTTCAAAGAAATCTACTTCAGGTTCTTCCTCTTTAATAGGTTGCTGTCGTGAACTGAGGTTCTGCTTAATGAGTTCATCAGCGAGTTTCCTTACCTCTCCCACTTCTTGCGCTTGCTTGCCAATTAGCTTTTCAGCCTCTTGGTGCATCCGAACAATGTCTTCCAAACTTTTGTCCCTGTATTTATCAGGGAGTCCAGGTGCTGTTGGCGCAATGGTGTTAGATAGCTTGGATTCTTCAGCTTCTAACTCACTTTTCATCTCAGGTTCGTTATCAATCAACATATTTTCCCTTTTCCTGCCGTTTCGGTTGTAGGAGAATCAACTCGACATTTCTGTTTAAGAGTTGGCTTTGCGTTCAGATTTTAGCTTATCAAGGTGGCTTTTCTCGAACTTTCCATGCGCTGATGGAAAAGAACCAGACCACCCCTCTAACCTAAATGCTGGCGCACTAAGAATGCGATTGGCTGTTTCACCGCATTCACACCTAAAACTCTGAGCCTCATAAACACAGAGTCTTTCGGTTTTATGCCCGTTTGCACAGGCAAATTCAAACATTCTTTTCATTTAGTTCCTCGTATGCTCTCTCGCTGACCTGTCTCAAGGTTTTCAGCCAAGTAAGTATAGAAAGTTCACCTTTTTTGAATTGTAGGCTTTGTTCATCAGGAATCACAGATATATTATTCAAGGATGCAATCATGGAGTCAATATCCTCCACCAAGTCTTTCCATCCATCACTTCCCATCATTGAGAAGCGATCCGAATAGTATTTGTCAAGTTCAGGACTCACCAAGGCACTCCAGTAGCAGTCACAGGGTTCTTTTGCAATTCAATCTGAGCCTCTAAAGAAGCCTCTACAGCGTCTTTATCAACACCATTGGCCCAAATCCAACCCAACACTGTTTCTTTCGTTAAATCAGCGTAGGGAATGGTTGCAGTGCCTTCACTCCATGAGCAAGTGCTATACACAGATGCAGAGTAATCCCCATCTGTTGCATTTGCTTGCCAATGTGCGGTTGTGACAAAGCCATCTGAGGTTTGTCGGTCAAGTTGGGAAATGTTCCAAACGATTGTTGACATGGTTTATGCTCCTTCTAAAGCGGTTATACGGGCGGTGAGTTGGGTGATAAGTGCTTGCTGTTCTTGGATGGCTTTAACAAGAACAGGAATCAAGTCAGCGCGGACAGCTTTGTAAGGCTCTTCGCCTTCTGGTGCAGGGTCTTTCCATTCGTCAATCAAGTCTGGGAACACTTCCTCAAACTCTTGAGCGATAAAACCACGGGCATTTTTAATGTTTGCGCCTTTTCCTTCTTTCCAATCAAACTTGCGCGGTTTGAGCGCCATGATTTTGTCAAGACCAGCATCAAGGTCTTGGATGTTTTCTTTAAAGCGTTGGTCAGAGATTGCGCTGATAGTTGTGTTCGTGGCAGAAATAGTTCCACCAGAACTTACATAGAACCTATAAGCCGATGCTGATGAGTTGTAGTAAGAGAAAGCATCACTTGTAGCTGCATTAACAACATAAACAGCACCAGTGCCAAGAAATTTATTTCCTACGCCGGAGCCTTGTGCTGAACTCGTAGTCCCCACCAGCAAGTTACCGCTGGAGTCGAAACGCCCATACTCAGATGAGTACCCTTCAAAAATCAATGCGGCATTTGCATCTCCAGCGTTGTTAAATGCGCTGATACGCATTTGTGCGGAAGAAGTTCCGTTTTGCACCAAGAACTGACCATTGCTGGTTTTGATGTTAAAGATGCTCAAGGGAGAAGTTGTCCCAATACCCAAGTTACCGCTTGCATCAAGGGTCATTTTTGCTGGATCGGCGGCAGCCCCGGCAGTGCGAAATTGAACTGAGGTTGTAGCCCACAGGCTTAAATTGCCACCAGACACACCGCCGCTTGGTGCGTATATCTGATAAAACCCATTTCCATCCATGAAATGACGGCCATAAGTTGTGGTGGCATCATATTGCAAGGCCAGCGCAGAATCTGCAATTGCGCCACTTCCAGATGCACCCTTAAACACTTGCAATTTGGCGGTTGGAGAAGTTGTCCCAATACCCAAATTCGTACCATCAAACACCAACGCACTACCCGATGTAACAGCCTTGGAGCCATTCAAATAGGCAACGCCATTGGCAGTGCCGCTAGTCAGAATAGGATTCTGTGCAAGAGTTGCAACTTGACCAGTGCTAATGCTTACTGCCTGAGTGGTTCCATTGGTCTGAATAGCCAATGCACCTGCACTTGCTACTGCGCCATCATTTAGTGAGACTTGAGTTGCCATGATTTACTTTCCTTTAAGGTGTTCCATTTGCAACTATGTTAGTTACAGATGTAATGACTCCAGTTGAAGACATTGATGCAATTGTCGTTGCCCCATACTTGAACAACAACTTTCCACCACTTTCTTCAATCGTGAAGTTTGTAGTCAAGAGTTTAGGCGTAGATGCCGCAGTTCCAGTGGTGTTCTGGTTGAATGTTGGGAATGAGGTTAAAGATGCTGCTGACCCATTGGGAGCCAACACATCAGTACCAATCACCAATCCAAGATTCGTCCTAGCATCAGATGTAGTAGTTGCACCTGTACCACCATTTAAAACCGCAACAGTACCCGTCACATTAGATGCTGTGCCAGTGGTGTTTTGGTTGAAAGTAGGAAATGAGGTCAGGTTTGCAGCCGAGCCACTTGGAGACAGAACATCAGTCCCAATAACCAACCCTAGATTGGTTCTGGCATCACCAGCAGTAGATGCGCCTGTACCACCATCAGCAACTGCTAAATCTGTGATACCTGTGATTGAGCCACCAGTGATAGTGACATTGCTTGCCGCTTGGGTAGCAATTGTTCCCAAACCACCAACATCAGCAGTGGTCAGAGTAATAGCACCAGTACGCCCTGCAACTGAAGTTACGAGGTCAGTGTTATCAACTTTCTCCCAAGCAGTACCATTAAAGATGGCCCAATCACCTTGCGTCCAAGTTGTAATGCCATTGAGATTAGTTGAGCCTGTTACAGAGACAACATAGTAATCTCCCTTTGTTCCTACGCTAGAAACAAGGGTTGGCGTGTTGGTTGATGCGTTCCAAGTGCCTTCATAGTTCACAAATCCAGCCATAGCCGTAATTTGAGACTGAAGACTTGTCAGAGTATCAAGTACAGACTGAGAAGTACCGCCACCATTAGTAATGACTTTGATGCGTTCAGCAACATCAAAAGGAACAACCTCACCAGCATTAATTTCACGACCATCATCAAGAGTGATAATGAGGCTGCCATCAAAATCAATACGAGCAGCGGCAACGCCAATGCCATTGTCGCCATCAACTCCATCACGCCCAGGAAGACCATCTCGACCTGTTGCGCCCGTTGCTCCTGCTGGCCCTTGCTTGCCATCTCGTCCATCTTTGCCATCTTTGCCATCCTGTCCATCTTGCACAGAGGCAACTTTGCTCTGAATCTCGCCATTCAACTGAGCAAACTTTTGCTCCATGTCTGACTTGATCTTCTTCAAGCCTTGGATAACAAGTTCAGCACCCTTGCCAATAGACTCGCTCTTTGCCTTGGCAATCTTCTCTGCGGCAGACTGTTGCAAAGCAGTAATGATTTCCATCTGCTGTTCAGCAGAGATTCCATCAATTCCTAGCTTACGCTCAAGATCGGCAATATCCATTATCTGAGTTCCTGAGAAAGACGATTGAGAAATTCATCTTCAACGCTCGACATTTTGCCCTTCTTGTCAGCCATTTGCAACTCGACAATCTTGGATTTGTTCTTAATATCAGCTTCTTTCAACATCAACTCAGCAATCTTAACCCGCTTATCAAACTCTTTAGAACCAGCATCGTCTTGGTTTGGCAAGTTCTTAGTCATTGCAGCCATGTTCTTGGCCTGAATCTCTTGAGGCATCAACTGAGTCTCTACCTTCAGCTTCTCAGCTTCTGCCCGATTCTGTTCAGCTTGGGTTGCATTCACAGCAATCTGAGCCTGTGCAGCTTGCATAGCCAACTGTTGTTGTACTTGAGCCATTTGCTCTGCTTGCGGGTTAGGTTGGCTCATCTTGTCCAACTGCTCCATCAGTTCATAGCGGTTGGTCAGTGAAGAATTAGCCAAAACACCCTTCAAAATCAATGGCAACACAGGAGTGTTAGGGCCAAGAGTCTGAAGCAAACCAATGAACATCTGTTGCTCATGCTCACGGGCAATGATGCCAAGGGTGGCAGTAGGAATGAAAGTCATGTCCACAGAGGGATAACGCTCTGGGTCAAACTGCATATAGCGGAATGCCGCCTTCTGAATGAAGGGGATCAAGAAGTCTTCTTGGAAGTTCACCAGAGTGCGCTTGTACTTCTTGATGATGGTGGCAATTGCCATCGACATACCACCTTGGCCCATGTCTCTAGCGCCAGCAGTAACCATGCCTTGGGAATCCAAAGTTCCCGTGGATTGCAGGAGCATTCGCTCGAAATCCTTGGCAGTCGCCATGTTGTTGCCATCAGTCTGCCCAAACTTAAATGGATACAGAATCTCTGAAGGTGCGCCATTGGTGAGAATAGCTTTTCCAGGCTTGACTTCAAACTTAGCACCACGGGGCAGACGGGTTGCATCCATTGCAATCATGGGGCTAGTGGTCAGCGCCAATGAATCCAAGTGAGAACGAATCTGAGCATCAATAGCTTTTTGCATATTGAAGGCTTTTTCCACTGTGCCACGACCCAAAAGACGATTAGGAATCGTGTCATCTTGGTAGGTCAGAACAGGGCGATCCTTCATCATATAAGGATTTGCCTCTGCTTTGAGCAACTGCCCATCATTGGCAATCACGACAATGGCCTCAACCATGTCTGTGTATTCTTCAGCAGTAGAGTTCTCAGGGAACAACTCGACAATCTCTTTGCTTTCCTTGAGATTTTCCAAGTATTCACGCGGGACGAGACCATAGTAGGTCAGCAAAAGTACCTTTTCGTCCTGATATTGGCTAACCTCTTGAGTGGGTTCCAAGTCAGTGTCTTCACCAGCAGTGCCAATGTCTACTTTTCGGTAGATTCCACGCTCAATGCCTTCAACAATCTTGTGGATAGAGATGTATTTCTCAATTGCCACCCCCATACAGTCATCAACTGAGGTTCCATTGGGGTCAAAAAGGAAGTTTTTTGGATTTACAGGGGAAATCTTGACTGCAATGCGGTCTTTTTCCACAACTCCAATGGCAGCTTGGCCCATTTGCCCAGGAATCGGTTGAGTAGAGGGCACATACTGCTTTTCAGTCTTAACGACAATCTCGCCAATGCCTGTGCCGTAGATTTCTGCCATCAACTCGATCTGGTCAATGGATTTGCGAATCTTGTCGCGCTTGAAATCTTCCATCAACTGGGCTTTGATGATGCCCACATCAATGGGGTTGTTGTTCACATCCCGAATATCATCTTGAATGTCAAAGAATTCGCCTTGACCAAAGATGGCTTCCATAATCTCAGCATGGCGAGTCTCTACGGCTTGTTGTGTGGCAGGGGTTACGATGCGTGAACGCTCAGAGTCACGGGTTTTGTCTTCAACAGCCCACTGTCCACGAAAGATTCGCTCGTATTCAAGCCAATCTGGAAGGAAGTTGGTATCCCGATAGTCACGCCAGCGATTGCAATGGTCAACAACAAAATCAGTCAGTTCTTTGTCAGCCTGTGTAGGCTCATAGAATTGATTTTGCTCTAGCTTATCTTGCTTATCTGTTGCCATTAAACCCCCGATATGATGTCTACAGGCTCCCACTCTTCATCTTCTTCACCCTCAAAGTAAGATGTTACAGCCAATTGGTCAATATAACTCAAAGCATCAGGAAGATCATCGTGTACGCCATTGGCAGGAAACATCAAGAGTTGATCGGTGAAATCATCCCAATCTTCTTCAGAGTTCAGCACAATTCGCCCATGCTCAAACCGCCCTTGGAGACTCCAGATGATTCTGTCTGTCTTTTTCCTGTTGCCATGCGTTAGGTCAACTATGTGGGAATATACATTATTTTTCCGCATCAGGTCACTGAGGTACGGCAAAACAGCGTTTTTTAACGCTCCACGCTCGATTCCAACCGAAATTGGCCTGTAATCCCGCATCTTCATCAGGATTTTGGCAGCAGTTTCCCGAATGTCCCATCGCCCGTGGTCAATCTCTTTGACAAACCATTTGCCATCATCAGTGACTTTGACCACTGCAATGGCACTCTCATCTAGTCTTTTTTTCGCATTAGCAGCTTGTTTAGCCACTTCTTCAAATCCTGCCAAGTCGATTGCAATGAAGTAACTACCATACTCAGGTTCCACGCCATATTTGATCCAATCTTCTTTAAAAACATCGCTTCCTGCGTTGTCAAAGGATGCTAAGTACTCTTGCTTGAAAGCAAAGGAACTCAGCGTCTTCTTGGCAGACTCAATCTCAGTTGGGTCTATCAATGGGTTGTCTTTGGTTGTGAAGTGCCAGGACTTCCAATCAGGATCAGATTCCTCTTGGCCCATCTTGAACAGGTCATAGAACCAGTTGCGGCCCTTGGGTGTGCCGATGAATATGGCTCTGCCCTTCTTGTCTGACAAAGAAGCACGAATCACCTGTTCCCAGGCTTCAGGCTTAATGTCGGCAACCTCGTCTAGCACAGCATAGGTAAGGGACACACCCCGCAGGGTATCTGGTCTATCAGCACCACGAACATAAATCTTTGCACCATTTATCATGGTGATATCCATATTGTTGATGTGACTGTTTTGGATAACATCCCGTCCAATCTCTAACA